CTTGCGACCAGCCTGAAGGGCCCGTGCAAGAACAGCAGAGCCCTCGCCCTGCTTAACTTGCCCTACCCCCCCCCCCCCCCTAAATTAACACGACGTGCACGGGGCGAGGTTTGAATGCTACTCAGAAAACGCTGCAGCTCAGATTCTGAGACGCGCCACTGGGCGCCGGCTTGGAATCCGTGCAGGTACTCGACCCGGCCATAAACAGGTCGGCCGACGGTTATCCAGGAGCGGATAGTGGTAGGAGAGACATCAAGCATCTTGGCGATAACAGAAATAGACAGAAAAGTCATTTTACCCCACGGGACTGGGGTTTAAGATCCATCAGAAAGACCATCCGATCCATCGGTTGGGGCCGAGAACTCTATCTCGATACACAGACGATATGGATCAGATTTTTTAATTGCAAGTAAAAACTTTCGCATAAATGTTTTTTTACAGCTTCCGAATCTGGTCTAGCGTCGACTCAGAATGACTCAGAAAATGGTTTTCTGAGTCTCAGATTATAGGGTTTTTTTATCTACTACGGGAGGTGTTGTCTTTGCCATAAGGCTTTACTGATAATCACTTTAGCTGGTTTGTGGACTTGCTTGGGGTGCAAGAGGTCGCTGGTTCAAATCCAGTCGCCCCGATCTACAAAACAAGTGGTTTCAGAAGGTTTCGGGGCAAAAAGACGACTCAGAAATAATGGGCAAGACTCAGAAAACCAGACCCAAGCGGCTCCCGAAGCTCTGCCGCAACAAGCTCAAAGACTTTGCATACGTCACCGACCCGCGTACCGGGAACCAGATCTACATGGGTCCATGGGGTGGCGTTGAGACCCAGACTAAGTACGCAGCATGGCTCGCCGACTTCGTCAAAGACATGCAGATAATCCCTGCGATTGCAGCAGCTCCACCCACTATCGGACACCTTGCGACACGCTGGCTGGAGTACTGCCGACAGACCTATCGCCGAGCCGACGGCAAGCCCACTGGCGAGGTCGGGATCTGCCAGCAGGCCGCGTCATTGCTGATGCCGTTCGCCGATCAACCCATCGATGAGTTTAGCCGGGCACACCTGATCAGCATCAGGGACCAGCTGGTAGCGACAGGAAAAAGTCGCTCCACGATCAAGCACTACATCTCCCGCATAGTGCGAATGTTCAAGTTCGGCTCAGATCGTGAGTGGATAAATTCTGAGCATATTCTGAGACTGGAAAAGATTCCGAACATGCGCGGCGACCAAGGACGAGCAAAAAAAGTGGTTCGCGGCATACCTCGCTCGCACCTGTTCAAGTTGTTCCGAGAGCTGCCGACTGGGTGGAAAAAAGTTTTCTTATTTCACATCCTTACTGCCCAGCGGGTCGAGACTGCGCTGAGTGTCACGGCTGACCAGATCGACCAGAAGCGACACCCATGGCAGTACGTTCCAAGGCAGCACAAGGGACTGGCCAAGGGGCTCGACCTAACGATCCTCGTCGGACCTCGAGCCCGCGCCGTGATCAAGCCGTTGATGCTAGCCAAGTCGTTCTTGTTTCCCGGCCGATCCGCTGTCCCAGGCACCATGTACCGAGGGCCTCGGCAGTACTCCGGATATGCCGCCGCCATGGAGCGAGCCTGCAAGAGAGCTGGCATTCCGCACTACACGCCACGCCAAGTGCGCCACACGGCTGCCACGTATTTGATCGATCGCATGGTGCCCGAGCCGATTATCGGAGCCATATTGGGACATCACGGCAAGGGTGATGATGACTCGATGTCCACCGGCTCCGGCACCATCACCGGGAGATATGCTGCCGTGCCGAGGCGCAGAGTTGAAGCAGTTGTTGAAAAATGGGGGTAAAGATATGAAGAGTTACGAAATAGCTTGGTTGATTTTCAAGCTTGCGATTCTAGTACTGGTTCCGGCGTGGTTCATCTACATGTTTTTGCAGGCGCCGGGGTTTTTGATGCCACGCTAAAGCAATAAATAACCCCGGCCCCATCCATGGTGACCGGGGTGGCGTGTGCGTCAGCACGCATCACGTATCTCGTCTTCCGAACTCCAGAGTCCTCTGCAGGTATACCGCCGCGTCATCACGCACATGCGGGTTAGCTGTCTGCCAGTCGCGAAGGTGTCCTATCTGGTAGTGGCATTCACGACATAGCGGGATCAGGTTGTCCACATCGAGTTCACGGTCCGGGTCGATGTGGAACGGCACGATATGGTGCGCTTCTAGCTCGCGCGTGGAGTCGCAACCGCTACAAGATCGGCCGCGTAAGAAATTGATACGGAATGTGGACCAGCGACTGCTGCGTGGTGTACCGCCCCAGATCATAGACCAGCGGAATGAGCTCAGCATATTAGCGCCCTGCTAACCATCGGTCGATCACTCGCTGGACAAGCCACGAAGCGAGCAGCGTCCACGGAATCAGTCCAGCAGCTATCTGATGCTGTGATTCCTGATCAGACAGACTCTCCAGCGCAGCGATGGCGCCAGCGTCCATACTGATCGGATCTGGGATATCTCCACCCACGAGTCGTGGTGGCACTGTAACATTGAGCGCATACCCGAGCAGGTTGTAGGCTGCCTCGACGACAGGCCTGCCAAACGGCTCCTTGGCGCGCGCAAAGTCCATCAGCACGCGCACGGCTGCGAAGTCTAGCTCTGTCGGTAGCGGACTGCTATATGGCATAATCTCTCCTTATATCACCCAGTTAATGCGACGACTGGGGAAACCTTTTACTGCGCTGAACGCCCATGAGTCGCCCTGCCTAAGCATCTTGTCGATGACAGTGCTCGATGCGTAGAACCCTTCAGAGCCCGGATCACCTGGGCCGACTGGTCCGGTGTGCGAGGATGGGCCCCACGAGTTGTCGATGCGGCCGTACACTGCACCGTTGATCGTGGCGTATCCGGCGAGGCACATGCAGTGCGCCCACGAACCGGATGGTTGGCAGATTCCGTTGGTGTCTCGAGCCATCGTGAAGCCCTGACTGCTGCTCACCGCAATGCCGTAGCCATTGGCCAGCATCCGCATCGCTCCGCCCCACGAGGTGACCCGCGTCACTGACACAGGGTGCTTGCGAGCCAGTGGCTCGAGGTCATCAGGCACTCCAGCAGCGCCCCACTTCTTGCACCTGTCGACCGAGTACTCCGAGAGGTCGTAGCTCCCGTGGATGCCGCGATCGATGAGGCCCCACTGAGACACCCACTTTGCGGCCCAGCTACCTGTGCTGCCGTCGCCCCGCAACCTACCTCCGCCCACTTCGACACGGCTGCCTCCATAGATAGCTTCTTGGCATAGGCTGCGGAACTCTTCAGGCTCACCGGCAGCGATCTCGCAGCACATGCTATATTCAATCGCTCGGGCCGTTCCGAAGCTCACGCACGACCCAACCTGCCCCTGACTCCATGGCCGGAGCAGGCTGCCGGTGACTTTGCGAGCCACATCCCACAGGTACACGTGATCGGGTGGATCTGCGATCTCCTCGCCCGCCTGCGTGACCCGCCAGTCAGGCTCCGGCAGCTCGGTCAGCAATTGAGCGACGGCATCGTCATCTCGCACCCAGCCCATCTCGTAATTCATCGAATGGACTCCAGCAGGGTGGCTGTGCGCTCGTATATGTCCCCGACGGATGCGCGCTGTGCTGCGGTGATGGTTGCGGTTGGATCGTTGGGGGCGATCTTCGCAACCTCAGCTCCGACTCGATCACGCAGGGTGGAGAGCTTTGTGGCTGGCACGGCGGAGGCGATCTTGATCAAGGCCTGATACAGATCGCCTGCAGTTGCGTGAGACCCCATACATTCCGTAACACAGGACCGGTAGACCTTGGCCAGCGCGATGCGGGTGGCGTCTCGGTCTGGCTCCTGAAGCGCACCGTAGATGTCGAGCAGCGAGCGCTCGTACTCGCCCGGTGTCGGTACTGGTGGTGTTGGTGGAGCGGCTCCGACGACGATGGTGACGATGACTGGATCGGATGGCCGATCACCGAGAGCGGTGTATGCCAAGAGTCGATACCGGCCGGCCTTCGGTGCCGTCACTACTGTCGCTGTAGGGTCTGACAATAATTCGGCAGGGAATGAATTAAGTCCCGCATCCAGCGAATAGTATCTAACGAGCTTCCCATCCGTTTTCGGCCTAACCGCAATAAACGAACCCACCTCGCCCTGGATCTCCGCCGGCAGTTCGACCTTCTGTCCGCACATCAACACCAGCATCAGGATCATTTAGTCACTCCGTTGCGACATGCCGTGCTCACACGCTCGATCTCTTTGACCATCTGACCCTGCGTTTGTGCGATTGCGTCGAGCGTCGCCTCGAGGGATGTTAGGAACGCAAAGTGCCTGTCTCGCAGAGGGATCACGACCTGCGTGCCAATCCACTGCATGATGTGCCAGGTGCCGTAGCCGATGGCACAGAGTGCCGCCACCGGCAGGCCGAATTCTCGGATGAACGGGATTACTTCCATTGAATGTCCTCCATGAGGACAGAGTAACTAATCGTGTGCTCGCACTCGACCTGCCGTGGATCGCTCAGGCGCCCAGATGTCCGGATGGAGCGCCAGTAGCTCGGCCTCGACTGCGGCCGACTGGTCGGTAGGTAGCTTGCGCCCGAAATACTGTCGCATCTGGCCGACGTTCCAGCCCACCTCGTATGCTGCGATGCAGTAGTTGCGCAGCTTGTCGTTCAATGTGAGCGGATACGTGACAGGTCCGAAGCGCGGGAACCGATGCACCCACTCGAGCCTCGGGTGGTACATGACCTTGCCACCATTGCGACGAACTCGGTCGTGTATGTAGATCTCTTCGCCAGCGAATCCCCTGAAGTCGTTGCTGAACCCCGGCCATTCGGCCCGCGCCATAAACGCATACGCCGATCCGTGAGCGTGCACCTCGTGTGGCTCATGCGGACCGACATGCCAGACGCCGAAGAAGTCGCCACGCAGTTCCGGCAAAAGCTCCGTGGCGACGAGGTGTCCGCCTTCGCTCCGCAGTGGTCCGACCCACATGTCGCGCCTCGATGCCTTGGCCTCGGCTGCCGACACCAGATAGTCCACAGATCCCGGCCCTAACAGAACGTGACAGTCGATCATCAGGACATGACTGCCACGTGCCTCTTCCCAGATGGAGTTCTTCGCATGCGCTGGCCCCTTCCCCTTCGGCTTGTGCACGTACCGCGTCTTGGTGTGTCCACAGACAGCCACCAGTTCCTTGGAGCTCACTGGCGCATCATCAATGACCAGCAGTTCGACATCGTCCCGAGACAGCTCGACGTGGTAACTTCTGATGGCGCTCAGCGTCCACCACACACCCTGATCGTCGTTGAACGCAGCCATGCCAATCGTCAGGACAGGGTCGGACATTAGCACTCCACGTCTAAGAAATTGGTAGTAGTTTTTCTTACAGAACCCGTGCCACATAACTGTCGCAGTCGATGCAGTTCGGCAGCGCCTTGTCTCTCGAGGAGATCCGGCATTGACCATGAACAGAGCACGCATGCTTGATGGCGAGAGTACCGCCGCACCCGCACGATGGCTTAGCCTCGAGCGCTTCGCCCAGGTGCTGGCATGGCGCGGCCATGTGAAGCTTGATCTTGCGCAGCATCTCGAGCTGGTCGGGCGTCGGCCCTGTCGCTGGCGGCGTCGCACCAGTAGTCGTGACCGATGTCGCCACCGTTGCCGGATCTCCGCCCCAGAGCGAGCGATAGCGAGGGTCGTGGTCGTAGAGCCAGCAGAGTCGGCATCCGTCGCGTGGTGGTGTATGGTTGCAGGGTTTCATTCGGTCACCGTAGCAAATACAGTTTTAATTCCACTAGGTCCATATGTCAAAGTCCCGCCGACAAAATAGTTAGTTTCCATGCACCCAGAACTTGTTCCACTTCTAACTGCAATGCAATCGTTTGGTTCAACTTCAAATGGTGTATTTATTACAACACATGACATTGGTTGTAATGAATTACCGTATACCGATAAATTTCCTGCGTTTATAAATGTTGGGTCTGTATTATATTCAATACAACTAGATGGCGTGCAAGGCTCAGAGACACCTTGTCTAGTTCTGTAGCCAGTCGTTACGTTTAGATTTAATGACAATCTACATGCGCTTAATGATCCTGGCTCTAAATAAATATCTTTGTCCCATAGCTGAATTGTGCCTGAAATGTATACATTAGTGTTGCAATCATAGTATTTTGTTTCAGTTGTGCATGAGTTTCCAGAAACGTGATAAATATATGCTCCTGCATTATTACATAATAAATGCCGATTAAAATTACCACTTCCGTCATTATATCGAGAAAACCAATATACTCGATAAGGGTAAACAGCAGTAGTTGATTTTTCGTAATGAAAAGGGATTGATACGCCATCAATGCATGGCCAAACACCATTTGGATCGCTAAATGTCAAATATAAAACCTTGGCTACACGCCTTGGACCAGATAGGCAACATCTCAAATCTATTGGGCAACAATCATTAACTCCACAGCACTTCGTACACGTCAACCGCTTGCAGGCTGGCGTCGCATACTCCCCATCTGTCGTTCCATTGCTGCTCGGATACGAGCACGAACACCCTGTCGAGCATGTGCCGTTACCACCAGAGACTTTGATCCATTTCTGTAATTCTGCGCGCCATTGCCACGCGCATGAGCCGGTGCAGGGTTGCTCGGTTGTGGTTGTCGTCGTGGTCGATGATGTGCTGGTCGAGGTCGTAGTCGGTGCCGCAGTCGTGGTTGTGCTGGTCGTCGAGCTGGTTGTGCTGGTCGATGTGCTGGTTGTCGTGCTCGAGGTAGTCGATGAGGTGGTCGAGCTAGTAGTAGTCGTGGTCGATCCAACGCAGTCTACGTACCATTCCTCATCTATTTCTGTGCCCGGCTCACTAGGAGCCGGACCGCATATGCACCCTTCGCCCTCGCATGAGTTGATGTAGACGGTCCAGATGTAGCCGTTCCATCGATAAACGCATAGACCGCCGCATGGTGATGGAGTGGATGTAGTGCTCGTCGTGCTGCTGGTTGTTGAGCTGGTCGTAGTCGATGACGAGCTGCTTGAGCTCGTTGTAGTCGATGAGCTTGACGAGCTCGTTGTTGTTGTTGAGCCCCCCTCATCTTGGCAAAATGTGTTACCAATTTGCCCTATTTCTGTCCCATTATATGCAGGTGGTCCAGAACATTCGCAGCCGACTCCGCACTCTTCTGAAATAAATACCCATGCAGAGCCATTCCATTGATATATACATGGCAGATCATTACACGCCATCACACACCCCCACGTATCGGTGGTGGCGTGCCATGCGACGTGTACACCACTTCACCGAACCACGTCCCGTCGTTGTGCGGCGGCCAGCACGGCGGACAGATAGGCTCATGTCCTTGCGGCACCCAGCGTATGCCGTCCCACATCCATGAGCAGTCGTTCTGTGGTGCCGTGGTCGTGTGGATAACGATATCGTCCATCACGGACCTCCTGTGCTCGTTGTCGTGGTGGTCGTACTCGACGTGCTGGATGTGCTCGATGTTGGTGCCGCCGTAGTCGTTGTCGTGGTGGTGGTTGTCGTGCAGTAATACGCACCGGGAACACATATGGTGGTGTAGACAGGAGTAATGGTGCCGTCGACGCAGGATATGCCTGATACGTAATCGTAAGTTAGGACAGCGCCACCACCACCGCCACCAGCGATTGCCAGGTACACCACCTGATCAGAGTCATTCACCCCGGCATACCGAGCCAGATATCGCTGAGTCGCAAGGGTGCCTGCGTTGAGCTCGCGTACCCGTACATCCACCCCGTCCGCATCATCCGTGGACCATGTGCCAGCGCTCTCGTCGTAGACATCGATCACGGCAGGGTAGAGCCCCGACACGGCGGCGCCTGTCACGCGCACGACCGTCATGATCGGCATGCCGCCGGTGTTGTCGTCGCCCGGCTGCCGAGCACCGAGCCGCCCGCCCTCGAATGCTCGGAGCAGTTTGGATATGCGACTCAGGTCGGCATCGCCTAACGTGTAACCGCTTGACATGACGACCTCACAGGGACGGGAACGATACCCGAGGGTAGATGTGGAACGTCAAATAGGTGTAGCTACCGGCGTCGATCTGCGTCTGCTTCAACGGCCTGCCTTCGCCATTTAGCGGCACCGGGGAGCTTACTGGGACACCGTTCACCGTGATAGTGATCGGTGGCGATGTGCCGCCAACCTTGCGACGCTTGCCGGCATCCATGACTACGTAGGCCCAACCCGCAGGACGGTAGCTGAAAGACAACGACCAGCGCCAATAGCTCACGTCATTCTCGAATGTTTTAGTTGCGCTAACAGAATCCAGCTTGGCCAAGCCTGCTCCGATGACATATGGCCCTACTGTGTAGGTCGAGGCGTTCAATGCGCCAATGGCCGCGATCCATGACGCCGATGGCGAGCTTGTCGAGTTCAGGCCCACGGTAATGGTGGCCGCGCCCTTGACCACCTCGGCAGGTGGCAGGAAAGGATCACCGGCAGAGTTCACGATCGGGATCGTGTAAGCATTCGTGCTGGTGTTGCAGGCGTACTGCGTGGCAAAGTTGTAACTACTCGTTGTAATTCCGTAATCTCGAGGCCGAGACAACGGGTTTTCGACACGCTCGGCTGGATCCTGCCCTTTCTGCTGCGTGTCGACTGCGGCATCGCCTGTGCCGGCACCATCGTCGGCATAATAGGCATAGTTGGCCACGATGCGCCACTGCTGCGGATCATTGCCGTCCTGCGAGACATCGAGGCTCGTACAGAAGGCTTTAGAGTCGTCTGGGTGCCTGTTCCATATGCGAGGCAGCGATGAGTGCGACGCGGCGTAGGCCGGACCGTAGCTGCTGCTCGATGTGCGCACAATGAACACACGGGCATAGCTGCGCTGGTACTTCTGGTCGACGTTGGCGTGCCGACCTTCGGCCATTTCCTTGAAGAGCGTATAGGCCATGTCATTTCTCCATTACGGCCTGCACGGGTTTCAATTTGTTCTGCTTAATCGCCTCGTCGACCAGCTTGCGCTGATAGTCGAGCTGCTGCTCGGACAGGTATGCCGCCCGCTCAGTGGCAATTCTGATTTTATCCTGAACGGACATGTTCTGCTCGCCATACTGCGCCCTGACTCGAGTCTCGACATCAGCCGCACTGCCTCGGGTCGCTGCTGCGGAGAACATTGAGTCTCCGCCAATGTTCGCCCCGATCAGATCCTGAAGTTGCTTGCCCGCCTTGCGAGCCATGGCCTCCTTGAACGCTGCGGTGTCCTTCTCGTTCAGCCCAGCTTGGCCCGCCTCGGCCATACGCTGGGATAGCGTCTTCATCTCGTGCTCGAACGCCTCATACGGAGTCCGCATCTCTCGGATGGTGTTATTGGCAAAGTCTTTGCTGGCCCTGGCCATCGCCTCGATCTCGATCTTTGCCTTGTTGGCGGCTTCGGCGACCTTGTCCAGAGCGTTACCATTTACACCTCCAGCGACGGCAGCAGGATCAAACATTGCTTTAGGTGCAGGCTTGGCAGCCTTAGCTTTCGCATCCATGTCGTTTCGTATTCTGTTAAAAAACTCTTCGACAGCTTGATCTGCTTGCAATCTGTTTTCCGCAGATTTATTGATTTTGGTGTCTCGCAGCCTGTCAACGCTGGCATTGTAATCGTCAGTGTTGTGTAGCGGATTCCTTAGCTGCATCAACACCTTGTCCACAGTCGCTTCGACATTGTAGTACATGGCCTCAAACGCTGCCTTCAGCGAATTGATCCCCTTGCTAAGGAACTCTACAGTGTCATAGGTCATCTTTCGCAGAGCGGCGAACGTGCCCTCGATACCGGCAGCCTTGTCCTTCGGATCCATCATGTCGCCAAACAATTTGGCTATCTCGACAACGATGTCCTTGACCCCAATAAAAACGCCACGTAACCCCGCCATCAGCGCCGGGATGTTGATCGCGTCAAGCAATACTTTTGAAATCTCGCGGAACGTCTCGGTTGCAGTCTCGACTAGTCGCTTGAATTGACCCTCGAAGGATCCCCTGAACCGCTCGTTGGCTTCTTTCAGCGCATCACTAGCACCAGCCGCACTAATGGCCGCGATGCCCTTGGCGGCGCTGACGGTGCCGTCACGCACCGCAGCCATGGCGTCCTCGACCGAGTGAGCCTTGCCTGTGGCCTTCGTCATGTTCTCGGCCAGAGCTTCCCACACCTTGAGGCCAGCGGCCTGCAGAGAATTGAACTCCGCCTCGCCAGCAACCCCTGCCCGCTGCATGCTGACGATGCTCGATGTCAGCATCCCCATGCCACCCTCACCGAGCAGTTCGGCGGCGTTCTGCAAAGACTTGACGGTGTCGGTCGATGCCTTAACCGAAAACCCAGCGGTGGCGAGAGCGTTCATTCCCTTGACGTTGTCAGCCAGGGCCACGCCTGACGCCATGGAGGCATCGCGCATCTCTTCGATTGCGGCCACGCCTGCCTTAAAGCTACCGGCCATATAGCTGGCTTTAATTTGAAGTGTTTCGAGTGCGCCGCCTAGCTTGGCGAAACTCAGCACAGCGTTGCCTGCGCCGACAGCCATGCCTGCGAAACTTGCGATATCAGTAGCGCCAGCGGTCACAGATGCGGCCTTCTGAAATAGCGACTTCTGCGACCATTCCTCCTGCGCCGCTTTGCGACTTGCCTTCTTCTTTTCCATTTCGATATCGGCTTGAATCTGCTTTGCGGTCATGCCCATCCGGCGCTGCCTGATACGCTCCTGCTGCATGTATTCTTGACGCTCTAGCGCATTCATGCCGGATAATTTTTTATCCATAGACTCTTTAGCGATATCTTTCTCGATGTCGCCTGCCGACATGCCAGCCCGCCGCTGCTTAGTGGCTCGCTTGGCCTTGGCGTTCTCCTGCTCGAGTGCGTTCATCTTCTCCAGCGACTTGGCGAACCGCTCGTTTTCCTTGGCAGCTTCGCTAGCTGCCTTGGCAGCATCGCTCATGCCCTTGCCTAGCTCTGTGACTTTCTTGCCGCTGGCATCTACTGTGGTAGCCATCTTCTGCAGACCGTTTTCGGCCGCCTTGCCGTCCCAGCCCATGGCGAGTGATGTGCGAATGATGCTAGCCATTGCGCGTCACCTCCACGCCACCCGCAGACAACAGAATCGCCCGCGCCTGCTCCGGACTCATTTTGTTCTCGACACGCTCCTCGCCGTACCGTGGCAGGTAGTCGGCAAGTGAGACCTCTTTACTCCATGGAGCAGTCGCGGCCCACGCCATCGTGGCAGCCTGCACATCACCTCGAGCTGCGCCCCATGGCTCGATGCGGCTCAGGGCGATCCACTCGGACAGCTCCACCGATGTCATCCGCTCGCCCAGCTCAGCGACCGTCATCCCGAGATGTCCCGCCAAGGCGAACATCAGGCGTCGGGTTGGTCGCTCACGGAGTTTTTTTCGAGTGCGTCCACGTCGTCCTTGGAAAGGCCGCATAACGACAGGCACCGATGCCAGAGCCGATCAGCCAGCCCGGCAGGGAGCTGGCCGACGAGAGTGATGTCGGCATCGCCGAAGAGCCTGTTACCAGCCTCGTCGCAGATGCACAGGCACAGCAGCTTGGCCCGCATGTTGGACCACTTCGCCATGCCCTTGGCCTCGATACTGTTGCCTTCGTAATTATCACGCTCGCTGGCGCTGATCTCGCGGAGGTGGATCACGTCTGCCCACTCCGGGACCTCGACGCGCTCCACCTTGCCCTTAGTCCGAGACAATATCGCAGACCTGTCCAGTGCCATGTGCTACCTCGTTAAACAGTCAGAGCAGAGCTGATAGTCAGGGTGACCTGATATTTCAGAGTGTCATCACCAGCCGCAATATTAGGAGTCGTCACGTCTGTGATGTAGCCTGTGTAGGTGATTAGCGTGTCGATGGCCGTACCGGTAAAGTCGACAGCAATCACGCTCTTGGTCTTGCCTGTGAGGCGAGCCCGAAGGGTTGTTAATTGGTTAGTGCTGGTCGCGGTGTCATCGAGGAAAAACTCGAGCTGCACAGTGCCCGGATCGATGCGTGCTGGATATTTTACCAGCGTGCTATCGGCCAGACCAGTCTGGTCGCTGGTCGCAATGGTGGAGGAGTTCGGCCCCACCGAGATCAGATTGAGCAACGGAGTTGGTGTGCCTGTGGTTTCGGTCACGCCGCTGATCGTGATCGTCGCAATCGTTGCCGATGCGCCGATCGCAAGTACCTTAGCCATTATCCGCCCTCCATGGTGCCAGTTATCACAAGAGTTGTAATTCGAGCCTGTTCGTCCGATCCGTCCGAGAACGACTCGCTACTATCGGACTGATCATCGATCCTCCAATGATGCACAACAGTCGTCCCGATCGTCTGCCTTGCGGGTGTGGCTTGGATCTGTGCGATCACCCAGTCTGCCGATACCGCAGATGCGGCCCGTGTGCCGGCCACGATGGTGCACTGGACGGTCTCCGTGCTTGCGGCCACCGTGCCGTTAAGAGCGAGTTCACGCGTTCTGTTAGTGCCTTCTGTCACCATGTACGGGATGGCCGATCCCTGCGGTGCCTGCTCGGGATGGATGCCGCCCGGCAGTGCCGCAGCGTAACCGGTGCGAGCTATCAAATAGTCTCGAGCGACCTTCGCCAATTGGCTCACTTTGCAAGCTCCTCGGTGACAGCCTTGATGGTCATCTGCTCGATGACTGGACCTGATCTCGCCAGAGCGTTCTTCAAAAAGTACTTGCCCGGTACCTGGACTCGCTTACCATGGCGCCAGACCTTGGCGGTGAACCCTCGCTCCACTAGGTGCGTGTAGTTGCCCGGATGCACTCGCACCATCACGTTGTGCTGCGCCTCGAGGCTTTTCTTCGGCTTGAAGTACTTAATGAATGCCATGATTGGTTTGAACGACTTGCGACGTCGTGGACCGACGATGGAATAGACTTGCCCATTCTTGCGGTTAACGCCGACGCGGAACCCGATCGACTTACGAAGCGCGCCAGACGCTCCATACACAGGGACCTTCTTGCCGTCTTGCTTAACTGTTTTCTTGAGCTGCGGAGCCAACGACTGAACGGTCTTGACTACAGGCGATGACGCCAACTGAGCGGCACGCTTAAGCGCTGCCTTCAGGCGCTTATCACCCAAGGCCTTGAGCCTGCTGACCGCTTCGGACACACCACGTAATTGAGCGAAGACCTTGAACATCAGCCGCCCTCTCTCTCGGTGGCGGTGATCTCGATCCACTGGTTGCGTTCGTCGATGTTGCGAATGAAGGTGAAGTTAAAGTTGCGGCCAGACATCCGCGCACGGTGTGTCGCTGCCACATCGGATCTGTACCGGATCGTGATCGTGTGCGACTGCGTCACTTGCATCACATCGGCCACCGACGACTCGCTCCCACCAGACGGGATCACCGATGCGAACACTGTGGCATACGTCGCCCAGGTGCGCGTGGCCTGACCGTAGGCGTCGATGCTGTCAGTTGGCGCCTGCAACTCGATGCGCTTGCGCATTTCGCCGATGACAGTCACTGGTAGTCTCCCATCTGGTAGATGCGGAGGATGCTGTCGACAGCCAGCGGAGTCTCGGTGCCGAACGCGCCGACAGCCTCCCTGTGCTCGTACCAGTGCGCCACCAGCATCAGGATTGCCTGACGCATCAGCGCAGGACAGTCGGCAGGCGTGGTGCCATAGCCGACCACGAAGTCCACTTCGACAGCGTTCGACTTGCCCGGCTGCGTGAGCGGCCAGTATTTCATCGGAGGTAGCTGAAGGCACGCAGGGTTGCTGCTCAGGTCGAGTTCATAGTCGGTGCTAACAGTCAGCGTCTGCTGTGTGCCGTTGCCGTCGTAGTACCGCACTCGAGGCATGGCGTAGGCATAGCCGTCGCCGGTGGTGACAGCCGTCACCGGACCTCGAGGTAGTTCGATGGGCGATCCGACATAGGTATCAAAGTTGTAGCGCCATGTGCGGCGCATGGTCTCATATGGGCCGTTAAAGAACCTCGGTTGCTCCAGCGGACCACCGGGGAATGTATCGAGCGTCATGCGCCATGTGGTGCGCACCAACGAGCGACGAGTGAACCGCTCGACATGGTCTCGAGCGGCACTGATGAGCCCGCTAATAATGTCATCGTCTGTCGAGTTGTCCTGCCGGAGCCAGGACTTGGCTGTCGCCAAGGTCACTGGCTCGGAGGCACATGGTGTCAGTACGGAGAGTGCCATGGGTGCTTATCTCCGTTCCTTGATCCTCGATCTCTTGGACTCGCCAGTCTCAGGGTCTGAGACAATGACGATAGCGTATTCAGCGTCCACCAGTCGCTTGGCTTCGGCCTCGTCGACCTCTAGCAGGTCGCCCGGTCTCCAAGACAAGGTGTCACTTGCCAAGGAGACGAGTAGTTGGATTTTCATGCTGCCTCCGATTACGCCTGTGTGAGGAGGCGGATCGCGGTGGACATGAGGACCTTGGCGTCGGTACGGAGGAACGCGGTGAAGGCGACCTGTCCGTATTCGGCGTAGCGCTCATCGAGGCGAACGATCTGAACATCAAGGGCATCACGGATGATGTACTTGCTGAAATCGCCGAAGAGCACAGTCTTGGCGCCAGTGGCGATGCTGCTGGCCATCGAGTTGTTGATGACGACCGGGTAGCCGAACAAGCGGTCTGGCTCACCAACGATGTACGACTCGCTGAAGATCGGCCGGCCCAAGGTGTCTTGGAGCTTGCGGATCGCAAGTAGTACGTTGTCGTGCATCATGAACTTCGCGTCCTGACGATAGGCGCGGTCCACACTGTGCACGAGGCCGAGCAGGTCGTTGACAGCGATGGCGGTGGCCGATGCTGCGGTCACGCCAGCGGTTGCACCCGTCACCAGACCCTGTGGCTGGCTAGAGCCAGTACCAGTCGAGAAGTGATCAGCCTGAATGCGGCCCAGACGTTCGCCGAGCTGCTCGCCGAGAAGGCTTGGGATGTCGACGATACTGTCCTGAAGCAGCTCGATGGAGCACAGGACCAATTTGGAGGAGTACTTGTAGCTGTTCAGTGTGACCTTGCTGAACGCCAGATCCTGCGCGTTGAACGCAGTGTTTTCCGCGATGATTTCACCTTTGTTAGCGGTGTCGTTCATCGTTGGGATGTCGTATGGGTTGCCCGTGGAAGTACGGATAACCTGAGCGACTTCACGGACGTTCGCGTAGTAAAGCAACTGTTTTTCAAGCGCATCGCTCAAAGTGGTCTGAACCAAGTAGCCACCACCGCCTACGGTGCCAACCGACTGAGCCCGATGCTCTTCAGTTTTGGCGCGGGCGATAGCGTCAACGCGGCTGGTTGGAGCTTTTGCCCACAGGTTGGCGGTGATTGCGCGAGTTTGAAGGCCGAGGCCTACGCGCTCTGCTGCGGATGCCTGTTCGCTGGTGGTAAGGCCAGTCGGCTGCAGCGCCCAGCCACGCAGTGCGTTGCTGTGGTCGGCATGAGCACGACGGTCGTTGAGGTCGCTGACGTAGGCTGGAACGCCCACTGGCATGCGTGGAGCCTTGGCACGGCCTGCTGCATTGCGGCGCAGGATGGTCAGGCGAGACTCGAGACCCTTGATGGATTTATTGTTCTGCTCTTCGGCGACCACGGCAGGAGTTGCTTCGTCGACTTCAACCATATCTTCGTCTCTATCAGCGGCGACTGCTTCTTCGACTGCTGACACGCGAGCATCGAGATCGGCAACCTTGGCGGTCAGCTCGTCCCACATGCCCTGCTCTTCTGGCGTCAGCTCGCGCTTGGCGAGAGTCTCGATCTTGCTTACGAGAAGCTTGCGCTCTTCGATAAGTTGATCGATAATAGCGGCTCGTTTCATATCGGACTCCTAAATAGGTAATTGAACCATATGCGTAACATATTGCCGACACGATCAGCGTGAGATGCGCCGATAGCGAGCCAGCCAGAGTTGACGATCACGGAACGACATCATGCCGATCCGCATCGACCTGAGTGCCGCTGTCGTGTCCGGATAGGCAGGTACAGCGACCACAGAGACTTCATGGAGATTTACATCGTTAAGCGTGCGGATGCGCTTGACACCATCGGAGCCAGGGCCCCAAGAGTCGCCACCATCTGGAACGGAGAAAGCAAACGACATCTGGGATATGTCGCCACGCTTGAGTAGCTCACGCAGGTCTCGGGCATAGCTTGTATCAGGCAGATCGATCTCGACTCCCAGACCTTTCTCATCGCTGCGCAGCCTAAGTGTGCCGGCCGACATCCTGCCGATCACCATGGAGTCGTCGTGCCCTATTAGCGCACGCACATCGACTCGTTCCTTGATGGATCGCTCGAAGGCAGTACTGGCCACGACCTCGCGGAAACCACCAAGGTCCTCGCTCATCGGTCCGTACACGGCGGCATAGCCGATCACTTTGTTACCTTCGGCCTGAACCGTACCACCTGCCCTGATCTCGATCATGGCTGCGCTCCTGGTGTGCCGATGGGTCGCCACTTGATTCGCCAGCCGTGCTCACCACCGGGCACTTCCGGAGGCACTAGCTCGCGCTCTCGCTCGATGCCGCATATGCGGCAGCGATTGGTGCTGCCGTGTTCGCACGACATGATCTGATGCTCGGTCATCGCGGCAGCCAGACGCACAACAGACTCATGCGTGACAGGCAGATCGTTGGTCTCTTCTGGCTCGTCGATGGAGTTCTCGCCTGCCGTGGTTGGGGTGTCCGCAGGAGTGACGGAACCCACGGCAGGCGAGGATGACGGTGCGCTCGGTCCGGTCGGCGCATTGATCGGTTGCATGTTCAGCGGCTGCATGTAGACATCGCCGCCCTCGATTGGCTCTAAATTCTCCTTGGCTCGGATCTCATTGACGCTTAACCATCCCCAGTTGCGACCGACAGCGTATGCCGCGTAGCGGGCCGACTGATCTGCTCGCAGCAGATCCTCGATCTGGTGCTCAGCGTAGTAGCAGCTCTGCTCGTAGGTGTTGAGCAGCTTCGCCCGGACCTCCTGCTCGATGCGGATCAGCCATGGGCGCAGGGTCTCCGTCAGGAAGACCATGTTCTCCATCTCCATGGTGGAGTATGACTGGCTACTACTGTCTCGAAGCTTGCTGAGCGGGATGTTGAACCACCGAGCGATTTCGGCGAGCTGGAACTGGCGGGTCTGAAGGAACTGCGCATCCTCGGGAGGGATGCCCAGAGCGCTCCACGTCATGCCCTCCTCGAGGACTGCCACGCGGTGAGCGTTGTTGACGCCTTGGTGAAGGCGCTCAAAGTCTTGGCGCAGCCTGCCGCGAGCATCGTCGCTGAGCCTGCCGGGATGGGTAAGCGCGCCAGAAGGGCGAGCGCCAGCACCAAAGAACTTGGCGCCGAACCGCTCCGATGCCATCGTCAGGCCGATGCTCTCACGGGCCATCTTAATAACAGAATAGCCGAGCATGCCATCGAAACCGAGGCCTTTAATGTGGAACACATCACGGGACTGCAGGACTCGCCTGCCAACCTGTGGCTGCATGTACTCGTAGTTCAGCATCTCGCTGAATGGGTTGCGCACGACTGTCATCCAGTCAGGGCGCAGTATCTTCAGCTCGAGGACGTTGCCGGCTGAGTCTCGCTCTATCTCGGCGAACGCGTTGCCGTAGAGCAAGACGTGGTGCATTAACGTCTCAGTCCACACCAGTGCGGAGATCTCGCCACAGGGTTGATGCAGGAGGATCTCATAGAGTGGGTGATGGCTGGCACGCTTCCGGGCACCGTTCGGCCCATGCTCGTAAAGGATCAGCGGGAGCGATGCTACCGTCTCTGATATGACACGCACGGCAGACCATACGCCGGCAGACTGCAGGGCGATCGACTCGGTGACGACAACACCGGCATCGGAGCCGTGGCCACCAAATAACGTGACGAGTGCAGGATCCCGCAGACTATACGTCGCACGGGACTCTAGACCGATAAGAGACTTGAGTCGATCGAATATGCGCATACCCAGAAGCTAACGTAACGGTGGCACGATTAGCGCCAGACAGCGATGCCCCACGACCGATAGGTGGCACCCATGCGATCGATGTCATGCCACGACCGTTTCCACGAAGGCTTCGGCTGGTCCATAGGACCCTCGGCGGGATCCTGATAGTGGATGCGATCGAACTCCACGCCAGCGACGACCACATAATGTCCGACACCCGATGCGCTCACGAGGCAGATCACCGGCCTGCCGATGGTGGTATGGTGGTGCAGATCCTGCAGGCTCATCTCCCCCGATATCACTCGGAGACCTACGCCACGCAGCATCGACTCGATGGCCCGAGGGTCGGTGCCGTTGATGACATTGCAGGACAACGGAGCCAGATCGCCCGGAGTGACACGCCTGCGCAGGTGCTTTAGGACAGTCAGGACTGCCGTATATCCGCAGTCGTGCTGTGCGTTCTGCCTGAGATCGGGGAGAGCGATCATAGCATCGATAGCCCTCGGCCTTCATAGACGCTGGTGCCAGCAACCTCGCCGATCCTGCTTCTGGCTGTGGCCATGATCGCAGCGATGGCCACGTCGATCTTCTCAGTGCTCTTGCCCTTGCTCGGTTTGACGTTGCCGGCGCTGTCCTGCTCGATCACGGCATTGCCCAGGCACCACCGAAGCACAGGGTGGCCATCATGCCGGATCCGCTTCTGCATGATCAGCGTCTCGAAGTCTTTGGAGGCGGGACTCATCGAGGCATATCCCTGACCGAAGGCCACCACCGACAGGCCATCCATCTGGAGCTGCTGCGCCAGTTGTGCAGCGTTCCAGCGGTCGATGGCGATATCACGGATCTGATACTTCAGCCCGAGCTCGGTGATGCGTGACCGGATCAGCTCGTAGTCGATCACATCCCCATCGACTAGCTCGATGTGGCCTGCTGCCGCCCACTGGTCGTATCTCGTTTTGTTGCGGCGCTCTCGCTCCCGCAGGCAGCCCTTCGGAGCCCAGCAGAACGGCAACAGCCAGACCTGATCGTCGATAGGGAACGCCAGCACCAGCGCCGACAAGTCCGTGGTGGTCGATAGGTCGAGCCCTGCCCAGCATGGACGACCAGCGAGGTCCGGCATTTCGCCCTTACATGCGTCCCACCTGTCGAGTGCCACCCAGCGCACGCTGGATTCTGTCCACTGGTTGAGATGCAGACGGCGGAACGCCTGCTCGCGCATCGGTGATGCCTGTGCCTCAACGACGCTCTGCACGAAGTACTCTGGTCGCACCGAGACGCCATAGCCGGGGTTGGCCTTGCGCCACGTCGCCTCAAGTCGCCAGTCGTCGCTATCCGGAGCACCGTATAGCACCGGCAAGAACGTCGGGTCGACGATGGTGCCGTCCGTCACGCCTCGAGCGTAACTGTGGAGTTCATAACACAGAGACTCTCGATCGTAGCCTGCCGTGGTGAGCGCAACGGTGAGTGGGTTGCGCCGAGCGCCTGTGGATGTGGTGAGCGTGTCCCAGAGCTCACGGTCCCGCTGGCAGTGCACCTCGTCGAACACGATACCGGAGCAGGACATGCCGTGCTTGGTGTGCGCATCGGCCGAGATGGCCCGCATGCGCCTGCCATCCTTCGTGACGATCTCCTTGCGAAGGACAGTACACTTAGATTCTAGAGTTTGGCAGTTCCTGACCATCTGTGCTGCGATATCAAACACGATCGAGGCTTGGTCTCTATCGGCAGCGGCACATACCACCTCGGCACCGGGCTCGCCATCACCGAGCAGAAGGTACAACGCAATGCCAGCGGCAAGCGTTGACTTCCCATTTTTGCGCGGTATCTCAATGTACGATGTACGGTATCGGCGTGTGCCATCGGCATTTATATCGCCGAACATTGGCCGAATGATGTCTCGCCATTGCCATTCCGACAGGGTGAACGGCTTGCCTGCTAACTCGCCTTTAGAGTGCGATAGGAAGTGCTCGAAGAATAGGCGGGCCTTCTCTTCAGGGCGCAGCTCCTTATTTCTGCTTGCGCCCTTTAATTGTGCCATATTATTCGCTACCCCAGAATTCTAAGTGCGAGATCGTCAATATCATCCTCGCGTCTTCCAACTGCATCAATGTTGTCCCGCCGGCCCTTACGACTCCGAGGCGTCAGCATCAGGACGGTGAATGTGGATCTAAGCTGACTCTCAGCGTTGCGCAACTCTCCCCACAATGGGTGCATCCGCTGGACTCCTCGTTCGTCAGCCATAACAAAAGGTTCTTTGGCCGCTGCCAATCTCATTGCCTCTACTCTTGCCAATTGGTGAGCGGCCATGATAAGCACCTCGGCGTCTGCCGCCGCGACCCCTGTACCGGAGGTTTGGCTGATCCGGGAACATAGACGGATCCAGCACTTCTTGACATCCGCTGGCAGGCCCTTTGGCGGCTCCTGCGACATCGATGGAATGTCGTTCCGCATTGGTTTCCTCCCGCGCGCCATAGCTTTCTCCTTGCATGCCCAGCCTTGAAAACAACTCCTTGAGACAACCCACATCAAGGTCAACCGTCTGCCATGCCTCAGTGTACCCATCGAACCGTTCACGGAATGCCAACTGCCCTCGAGGGATGCTGAGTCCATCCAATCGTTGCTTTATTTCATTTTCGATTGATTTCGCCAACGCACCATTGATCGGGCCGAGCAAATCTAAGGAACTCCACCCATTCACTCTGTGCCGGTTCATGCGGCCGCCAGTCCCATTAACGGTATTGGTGATACCAACCTTTAATTGACCAGGCCGACTGATCAGGTAGACCCAGCCATTCTTGCTGGGATCATATGTCGATTTGGCGCAGCTAGGGCATCCGATGGCTGCGACAATCCTGCCTCGTATCTCTGCATAATAATAAAGCTCGCACATCGAGCACTGCCAAAGCGCTTTTACATGAGACCATCTACTGACCTTAGTTGTATCAAATACTGCCTGTGATACTAAATGAGGGTCTGTCTGAGACAGTGGCTTCTCGAATGCCCGGTTGCGCAAGCCAGCATACCGCTGAGCGCATTCTGGACATCCAGCCTTTGATTTCGCTCGCCGAACAACCGGAGCTTGCCACTTATGGCCGCACCGGCACAACCACGTCGCCACATACGACGAGCCAGAAAGTAATATGTTCGGATCACCGACAACCATCGCTCGAGCCAGAGCGGGATGAGTTTGAGCCAAAGGTTGTTTGCGTCCCCAAGGTGTCGACTCATTAGAAACAGACCCATGCTTTCGCATCTGCCCAATATGCCTAGTGCACAAACCCTTCTTGCCCAGAGCTTGTCTGCCGCAAGCACTTACCGAGCATTCTTGTGGCTTTCTTGATGAGTGGAACCTGTCACGTATGACGCCATGCTTTGCTAGCTGAAGATTATGCTTCTTGCAATGCGAGCCTGAGCTCACTATCCAAAGACATCCATCAACCGTACAGATGCGATCTTTGCCGGACTTCATGTAAGTCGACCCCGATATGCAATGAATTTCTCTTCTGATACACTGGCGGTCATCGGCTCAATATAGCCAACATATTCGCCCCCTACGTCGGTATTGCTCTGAATGAAACTTCAGAAGTTCTGCTATCATTTTTTCGCGTCGATTGAAATTCGAGCCACCATCCGCCGTGAGGTCTCGCGGCGCGCCCCTTCTCAGTGTGCCAGCCGTCGCCGCTTTCATCTTTCCACGCGCCGCATCTTAAAAATAGCTGACGATTTTGCTCGACGTTGCCCCGAGATGTGAGCCGGATCATGATGTTCTCGTCCACATTGCGACGATGGATGTGGCCGCTAACGTAGATGTCTGCCTCATATTGTCTCTGCGTCCTCGAGTGATCGATCATGCCACGTGTCACCTCGCCACCGCCGCCGTAGCCGTGGTGATACAGCAGTCGAGTGAGGGCCACATGCTTTGCGCTTTGTGGGAACAGATGGCGAGCCATCACGAACCCCCAGTACGGCGCACACACGACGCGGCTGCCATTACTGCGGAGCAGGCCGACCAGCCGTTGCAGCAAGTCAACCTCGTGCCGCTTCTTGACGCTGGTCTCATGATTGCCGTAGCTCATCAGAGCAATGCTGTCCGCATAGGGTGCGAACCACTCGGCAGCGGTGTCGACCAAACTGTCGAGGTAGTTGCCACATCGATGCTCAGGGCGCAGGGTGTCAGCCGAGGCGCGTGGATCCCACTTGCCCTGCATCGCGTCGAAGATGTCACCGAACATAAGGACGGGTGAGCCTGTCGCCTTAGCCTCGCCTAATGTGGCGGCCAGCTCATCACGCAGGCAGTGGGCGCTGTCCCAGTGGAGATCAGCCAGCAGCAGGACGCGGCGCACAGACCCGATGGCGCCGTGGTTAATGGTCAGCTTGTGGCAGTGTGTGTCCGAGCGCTCGATGCTCCACCATGGATCTGTCATGTCTCAACCTCTGGTTGGTGTCAGACTCTCCAGTGGATCATGCTGACTGCCGGATCGGCTGCTGGCTTCGGGCGCTTCGGCGCAGGCCTCGGTGCTGGCTGAGCTACTGGTCTTCTCACTGGCGCGACGTACCGCCGCACCTGAGGCGCAGGCGATGGTCATGTCGGGCACGGTGGCGCAGACAGCATGAGCCAGATCATTGCGATCATCACATCACCCTCCATCCAGCAGCACCCGATCCGTTGTCGGTGCTGTCGTAAACCAGATCGGCCCAGGCATTGACTGCCAACGCTTTGTCAGCGGCACTCGACACAAACATTCTGTTAGCTGCCGTGCTGCTGGCGCTGTTGTGTATCAGCGTCACCGTTGCCGTGCCCACAGACACGAGCCTGATCATTCGCCCATCAACATGAGCTGAACTTGTTGGTGGAGCAATGCCGGTGATGTCGCTAGCTGTCGTGCAGTTCAGCCGCTGAAATCCGGAGCCGGTAAGGACGTAGTCATTCTGATTTGCTACAATTGCTGTCGGTGTCGAGGATGCGAACACCAGCGATCCTTCAGTCCGGATGTATCGAGTCGCGTAAAAATGCTGCTGCACCGTTGACGAGTTGCCGACGACGACTGTATTGGCACCCTCGCCAATGGCTTGATAACCAATAACAATACTGTTGGAGTCGGAGTTGTTAAACGCTCTTGCCTGATATCCGATGTAAATTGAGTTGTTTAGAGTTGTTGCAAGGGTTGTTCCATCCGCAATAAACCGCACACATTGCCAGCCAATAACAATATTATTGGATCCAGTTGATATTCCTTCGCCAGCGGCTGAGCCAAGAAATACGTTATAACTGCCGGTAGTTATACCGCCTCCGCAACCATATCCTAATGCTGTATTATATTGACCTGATGTGCATTGACCCAAAGTTGATGCACCCACAGCAGTATTAAAACTGCTTGTTGTTATTCCAGCCAAAGCAATAAATCCAATGCCGACATTGTTTCCGCCCGTTGATACATTGCGAAGGGCATAGATGCCAGCGGCAAAATTACGTCCACCCGTAGTTAAATTTTCAAGACACAAATTACCAATAGCAGTATTTTCACTACCGCTTGTGACTTTCGTCATGACGGATGCGCCAACTGCGGTATTAGTGGATACCCCATTATTGCCACGTCCCACTGTCAGCGTATCAATCACAACCTTGCCCGGCCCGCCCGTGGTAGCCTGCGCTCCTGGTGTAATCGTGATGCTACCACCAGCACCGCTTGTCACCCCATCAGCAGCTTTAATCGTGATGCTTGCCCCAGCCCCAGCCGATGCGCTATTAGGCTGGCTCAGCCCCTCAGCGACGACGGCAGCAACTGTAGCCCTGCCGCTGGGCCCACCCGATGGCGTGACGGGTAGCAGGTCAGTATCTGCTACCACGCGTGCATCTAGTTCATCAATTCTTTTGCTTGCCATTTACTTACTCCGTCACTGCCAGATTATGTAATCTGTCGCTGTGCTAAATATCAGAAAGTCGGTGGCCGATTGCCAGACGATCCCGTCGGTGGGTCCATCTCCTGATACCGGCGTTCTCAGCGTCGACGATACGACGCTGATCGATATCGATATCACAGGACACCGGCGGCAGTGGCCAAACGTGTGAGCGTCGAGACAAGTGCGGACATCGAGGTTGCCACGTTGGCATCGGTGTATGCCAGCACCCACACATCAGGGATGTGATAGTTACGGCGCTGATCACCAAGCACCCAACCGCTCGGGTTAGTCACGTCGCGTCGTGCCGAGCGGAACCATGCTTCGGCTGTCAGCGGTTGATCGATGCCGTTGCCGGAAAACACAAGCGACTCGACAACCCATAGCGGATAGGTCTGCGCTGGTACTGCTGGTGTGACGATCGGAGTTGATGCTGGGATATCTGCCATGGTTGGTCTCCTTAGTAGAGGTTAATGATGTTTGTTGCGCTCGTTCCTGTGGACAGTACACGGCTCACCCTGATGGGCAGCACAGCGCCTGCGACCACGGTGTATGCGACATTGCTGCCACCACCTGCGGGAGTAACAGTGAGTGTGCCAGCGCCACCGACATAGATGGCTCGGGACACGTAGTCCAGATCCGTGCTGTCTGATGGTGTGACGAGGACTTGGTTATCGGCTGGCCCTGTCAGTCCCTCGGCCATTCCGCTCTGCTGATCGATCGCTGGCATATCACATGTCCTCCGTTATTGTTTTGCGGCTGTGGCAGCTATGGCACAGCGACTGCAGATTCTCTTCTGAATTCGTGCCACCCTTGCGCAGCGGCACAATGTGATCCACCTGGCTGGCCGCCTCACCGCATCGCCTGCACAGCGGCTCGCCCCGCAGGACCATCAGGCGCAACCGTTGCCAAGTTGCGTCGTAGCCTCGCTCATTGCTGCTGGGCCTCACCTCCTGCTTCGGCAGAGGCGGACGTGGCAGTCGGTGCATCGGGAGTCTGTCAGCCATAACACGCACACTATCAATCAGCAGTCCCGAACAGAGTCTGCTGATGGTCCACGCCGTTGGTGTCGAGTGGATGGAACAGTCCGCACCCTGCCGCAGCTCGCCTCACCATGGCCGCTAACTTCGCCTTTGAGCGTGGAACACCAGCGCTCTGCTTGTGTGGTCGCAGTGGCTCACGGTATGCCTCTGGCAGCACGTGAGCACAGGCCGACGCCCATTGACGGGTCGTCAGTCCACCGAGCCTTGCGGGCAGATCCTCGAGCCAGTCCTCGACCACAGAGACAGGTATCTGCCGATCTCCCGGCCAGTCGTCGACCAGTGGCTCCAGCGCATCGGGAGGGACACCCAGTATCAGCGACAGATCGAGTACACGATCCTCGATGATGTGCTCAGCGACGCAGGTATCATCCACCATTCAGCACCTCGTATGTCACGACCACCTGAGCAGGCCCGCCGTTGCCGGCGACCATCCGCACGCACACACTTGGTACATGCTCCCAGTCGTCATCGATCAGCAGTCCAGACCTCACCGACCAGTCGAGGATCGGCTTGGCCACGTTGTCGAGGTCCCTGCCCTTTCTCCATCCCTTGCCAGGCATGACGGAGATCACGATATTAACTCGATCACCGATAAGAGCGGACCGAACACCAGCGACTCGTGCCGTCATATCCGCCAGTGTGATCCATCGCGTGTAAGTTGCCGACTTATGCACTCGCCCACGGTTGCTGCGCCAGATGCCGTTCACGCTTGGCGGTATCGGCAGGATGATCGTTAGCCCAATGGCATCAGGAGCTGCGTCAGGTTGTCCGACTTCAGGATCATCTGGCCGCTCTCGGTCAGGAACGCCGTGACCTCCTGTGTCTTGATCGCCTTCAGCGCGTCCAGCAGGTACTTCGGGTTGAAGTTGCTCTTGGACTCGACGGACACGTCGCATGGGATCACCACCTGACATTTACCGCTCTGAGATTGCGCCGATAGGTGCAGCCCCGTCTGTCGGTAATCCACGGTCATCCGACTCGTCTCGTGATCCACCATGAACTCCACCTGCCGGATGGCATGGGAGAGAGCCGACAGATCATGCACGTATGGTGCTCCGATTTTGGATTCCTTCGGCATGACGGCGTGGTAGTCGGGGAACTTGCCATTGAGCTGGACGAAGACCAGCTCGGCCATGCTCTGTCCATCGATGCTCCAATACGCCACGACTTCGTTGGCGCGCACATAAAGCGCTAGCTGGGCACCCTCGAATCGCGGATGCAGGAACGGCAAAACATTCCGAGGGATCAGCGCTGATCGGACCTTGGCAGTACCGGATGCCTCACATGTGCCAACGGCGAGCCTGCGCCCATCGGTGCTAGCAGCGACTGCCTGCTTCTTGGTGTAGGAGACCTCAATGCCACACAGAGCGATCCGTGCCGACTCCACGCAGACTGCATGCTCGACGCTGCCGAGAAGCGCCTCAAAGTCCATCGAGTCGGCGAACACTATGTGATCCAGCGAGGTAGGCTCCAAGCCCTGCAGGATCGGGATCACAGCATCATCACGCTTTGATAGCTGCCACTCGCTGCCACCGGCCAAGACATCGATCTGCTCGGGATAATCGATGTCGATATCAAGGTAGTCCTGCTGAACAAGTCCGACGATCTGGTCAAGCTTGCCCAGGTGAACATCGGCTGTGGTGCATTCTTGGTTTCCGGACTTTGACGCTCTAATGTAGACCGTCATGGATATCGAAGATGTCGGGTCGGTAACGGTCAGGCTAATCCGTTGGCCGAGGCTTGCGTCTGCCTGGATGCGGACGCTTACGGGTTCGCCCTTGGCTGTCTTTTGACCTATCGGCTTTAGGCGCTTCAGGCCTTGGCGTAGTTCTCGGGTTAACAGTGTCAGGATCATCCGATACTCCAAGTAACCAGCAGTCTCGGAGCTTGTCTCTCAGCTCATCGATGTACTGCATCAGAACCCCGACCGCGCACCCCGCGTGATCGAGCTCGCATCCATCCCAGTGAGTCGACTGCAGGCCTTTGTGCAGATGCGCGGCCTCAATCGCATTAAGTCGCTCATTGGAGATGGTCATTTGGTGCCTTTCGGCTGGATCCACCTATCGACGCCATTAGCGCCTTCGCCACATAGGATTGACGCGCGTTCAAGATACTTCTTGGCTGTCCGTGCCCGTGGAGGCGTTGCGGCCATAGCGGCAGCCGCTTTGCTTACCAGCGTCACCGCCTCGCCCAGCTTCTCTGCCCACTCCTCGAACCACGTCTCGAATGTTGTCGCGGTCATGGTTCGCCTCCAAGCTGTCCAGTAGCTCGATGCACCGCTGCGCCTTGGCCAGATCCGTTCTTTTGTTCTTTCCAAGGTATCTCCACAGGTACTTGATCGCGCATCCGCGCCAGTAGCCTCGCATCTGCTCCGGCCCGAGCATAGCGAGCTGCGCCCGCATGCAGTCGACATCGCTGCCATCGGAGCTCGCATAATGTGGCGGATCGACCTCAGACATCGTCTCGCTCCATCTCTGCGTCGCCGTTGCTCTCACGCCAGCACGTGCGGCACATGCCGTCAGCGATCACTACTTTTACGGCTCCGCAATTGGCGCATGAGTCCTTATGGTCACTCCACGGATCAGTTGGCAGGTCCATCCAGATGCTCCCAGAGTTCAATGTCGTGCCGGTAAGGCTTGTACAGGTGATGACGGTCTTCCTCTTTATGTGCCGCAATGGCTGCCTTGAGCCTCTTGATCTCGTGCTGCGCATAGGCCAGATTGGTCTGGCAGACTTGGAGACAGGTGTCGAGCAGTGTCTCGCGTGTGATGTCAGTCGATCCAGATCCGTCCATCACGCATGCCCTCCCGCCAGTCCATCACGCACTTGCGCCATCGCTCATTTATTGATTGCCTGCTGACACCCAGATCCCGAGAGACGCTCGCCATTGATTTGTCGGACAGCATGGCATCGATTATTGGTTGAACGCCACGTCTGGCCTTCGACCGCAGTAACCTGACTCGCTCCTCGGCATCGATCTTCTCGTCCAATCTGTCGGACTCGTCTCGAGCTAAGAGCTGAATGATCTCGCTGCCATCCTCCCGCAGAGATCCGGAAATGCTCTGTCCGCTAATGTGCCTGCGCGTCTTCAGGCGTCGACTCATACGTGTCAAGCAAGACCAGACCATGAGGTAGACGTATGTCGTCCAGCAAGACCGGGACGGATCGAAGTACTCGAGGTGCTCGAGCAGGTACAGCATGCACTCCTGCTCCCAGTCGTCCTTGTCCATTTTGGACGGCTTGTATACCTGACAAGCTTTGTAGACGAGCCGGATATTCTCGGTGAATAATTGCAGCAGTTCACTTCGGGACATTGCCGTCATCGTCGTCATTGTCATCGTCGTCGTCATCATCACTCTCTATGTCGTCCGACGTGTGCCGGAGCCCCTCGGCGATCGTCTGCAGCACATAACCGAGGGTGTCTGCCTCGGCGATCTCCAAAGTGCCCGCAAGCACAGTGTGACTGTCGCGCATGCAGACCAGACTGACCGTCCGCTCCGCGTCGTTGTGCGATACCTCGATGTCCAGCCCATTGTTCTCGACGCTGATCGTTACCTTCATCGGAGACCTACCTCCAGAGGACATGCGATGACGCTATCATTCAGCCGGCACGATCGGACCGTCGAGGATGTCTCGAGCCCAGTCCTGCAGCATGTCCCTGCCCAGGCATCGCATGGAGCAGTTTTCCCTGATCACCTTGCGAGTGTCGACCAACTCCTTGAGCAGCCAGACCGATTGAAGATCGGTCAGCGCCAGACCACCCTCGAACTGGTCGATAATTGTTTGGATCGCTTCTGTCTTAGTCATATCTCACCTTCCACTTTGCCAGCCACCTTCGATGCCAATAGTTTCATCAGTTTACTCTTTGCCTCTCTCATGTCCGTCGAGTCCGGATACTGAGCCTGCGGATCAGTAGTCGTCGCATGATCGGCATGTGTGCGCGTCCGCTTGTACTGCTCGAACGCGGCCTTCTGCTCCATCCACCTCGGATTAGCCCGCTCGTATGCGGTCATCGAGACCGACGTGCCACCAGACCTCGAGCGACCCACGTTGCACTTGTCGCAGTGCGCCGCCTGTGTGTACTTGATCTCGCCCATGCACGCCGTCCAGTACATACCATTCCTGATGTATCGCAGATGTGGTAGGTCGGTCACCGTGCCGCTGTCGCCGCAGTACGGGCAGGGTGTGTGGTTGGCGCAGTCGTGGGCTCGCCTGTCGATGCGCTCGACGCACAACCGACGCAGCTCCTGATTGAACGCCGACCGGACATCCTCGGCGAACGATGGCACCGACTCTCGGGACAGGATCGCCATGCCGGCGGCCAGCAGCTCCGCAGCCTCGCGGCCCTCCATGTCCCACTGCTCATCCCACGCCTGCCACGTCGGCAGCGACCTCGCTCCAGACATCAGGCCCATGGTGCGCAACCTCTCGAACCACGGCTCATCCATGGTCGGCCTCCTTCAGCGGTATCTGGTCGGATGCCGGGCTGGCCTTGTTGCGACGATTGATCGCGGCTCGCATCTTTTCCGCACCCGACACCATCTGAGCCACTAGCTCCGGATCAGGTGTCGGCAGCACTGGTCCGGAGGTATTCGATAGAGTGTTTTTGAGGGTGGAAGGCGCGTCAGCGTCTGTCTTCTCTCTCTCCTCTTCTCTACTCTCTCTCCTCTCCTCTTGGAACGGTGGCGTTACGCTCGACCGTAACGGGACCGTAACAGGAGCGTAACGAGACCGTAACGGGACCGTAACGGGAGCGTAACCGGGAAGATCGTTACTGTGTAAGGACTTAGCGTTTTGGGTTTCGGCGTGTTCGGGTTCCGTTACGGTCTCGTTACGCTCAACCGTAACGGGAGCGTAACGAGACCGTAACGGCGGCGTAACAGGACCGTAACGGGAGCGTAACGGTGGCGTAACCTGTTCGGCGACATACTGAGCCGTGGTTCGCGACCTGTGCTTGCTCATCCGGCTCTGTGCCAGGGCCCGATCTTTGGCAGACTGGCCGTTGTGCCGCTCGAAGTTCGGCAGGCCCAGACTGCTAGATGCCTCGTCGATGATCAACCACTTGGCGGCCTGCACGGCTGCGCACCATCCGGGACATGAGAGTCGCTTGTCCATCGCAGCCGCAGACACGGTCACCCATGGATCATCCGCAGTCGCCTGAGAATCGAACCACGCCCACATGGCATGCAGCCTGCCGATGACAGCGAATGCGTCCATGCCCAGAGCGTCGGCAATCTCCCAGACTGATGGGTCGTCCGAGAGGTTGGTACGTACTTTGATCCAAGACATGGGACCTCCTGTCGCTCGTCGATGTGAATGTGTATGGCCGGGTCGGCCATCCATGGCCCCGCCCGGTCGGAGTGCGCGTCAGCACGCGCGTGGATCAGAGATTGTGCCTAGGTAAATCTAAATACCAACCACAGATCCCGTCTTTGTGCCCGCGCTTTTCAAGAAATCGCAGCATGGATTCCGATAGCGGGCGCTCGGCTGCAAAATTAGGGTGATTCTTTTCAAATAGACTCCACGATCCAGACAGAATTCCTTTGCGACGCACGAAAGGGTGCAACCAGATCCACTGAAGAGCTGGCCCGCCCTCCTCTCTTTGCCGAAAGCAGCAAGCACCAACGCATGGAACTTTGCCATTAACAAGCCAATCCTTGTAAACCCATAGGTAAGCGGTAGAATTAATATCATATTCGCGTCCGTCATATCCGTAGAGCGTCATGCTCCTACGCTCTTTACCAAAGTATTGCGCCATCTTGTAAACAGCTTTCCTATGAGCAATCGCTGATGTCGTAGAAACCGATATCATGGCAAAACAAGGGCTGGCAACCATCACCTCTTTGGCCTGGGTGTCAATCATAGGACATCTAATGTCAAAATTATTCCACATCACTTTTTACATCCTTATCGATTTTATTTAGTGAATTAATTAGCGCCCTTGCTACCGCATGCAATCCGCTGTCGCACGCATCAGCCAGCTGGACTATAGCTTCGGCAAGCGTAGGTCCTTCGTCTTCGCTTTGCGAATTTGAAAGTGATTCGGCAATCATTCTTATATTGCCTGCGCATTTATCCATTGCGTCTACTAAATTTGCTGGCTCCCAGTTCGAGTCCGAAACATTTGGCGAGATAAAACAATCCCTAATTGCTTGCCTAATATTATCTTGAATCATCAAAAATTCCCCCAATCAATCCCCTAACTGCCTCCCAGCACCCCGCTGGTCAGCATCGCAGGCAGGAGGAATCGAACCCCCTAGCCCCCTGGTCTATAAGTCCCAGAAGGCCACCCAGTGCCCGCCTCGAAACACGATCAATAGGTTGGGCTTTCAGGTCGTCGACAGGCAGCGCATCGGCTGTACAAAGAAGTCGGCCACAACCCTGCCGATATCCATACTCACCCAACCCATGGCTCAGAACGGCAGGTCTGCTGCCTCAATATCGTTTTTGGTTTCAGTCGCAGCGAAGGACCGCACCCGAGCGGTTGGTCCGTAGTCTCCACCTTGCTCCAGATACACAGTTGCTTGGCATGTCTTGCCAGTAAGCTCACCAGTGTTGAACTTGCGAGCGATCCCAACCGCTGCGGCTAACTCGCGAAGCTTGGACAGGGCGATCTCTCGTACAGCAACTGTCGGATGGCCGACGTTCAGGTACTCGTAAATATGTAGCCCGTTGTCCAAGCCGCCCTGCACTCGCAGGATCAGCTTGAGCATCTCATGCCCCTTCTTAGAGCGAGTCTCTTCGGCGCTAGATACCACAACAGTGTGAATCCCTGGTGTCACATGCTTACGTGCCGGGGCTGCCGGTTTCGCCGCATCGCTCCACTCAATGTCCATGCACCATCTCCTCTACACATCCCACACACACTGGACGGCCATCGACGTGACGACCGTAAACACAAAGCCATCCCGTATCGACCAGCTCGCTGACCTGCGGATCAGACATGTACCACCTGCGAACACACATCCTGCCGCAGCTCGAGCAGTTGCAGACTTTAATGTCGGGTGGTATCTGAATCGCTCGGCCCAGGCTGTCGCGAGTCCATACCACCGGCCGTGGAAAGTTTTTAATCATTCAGCTCCTAAACGGATGACACCCTGAAGGTGCTCGATGACCTCGACAGCGTGATCAGACTGAAGTCCCTGTGAAACCTTCTTGGTCTTGATCTCGTAGTCGCCGCGAAGATCTTCAAAGTAGAGTTCGGTCGGCTTGATAGTCGTCGGACGTAGTGCGCGTGCCTCGGCGTGCAGCTTCAGGATCTGATCGAGCTGCTCACGCGATGCCATCACGGCACGGGGCTCCGCCACCTTCGGCTCGACAGCAACAACCTGCACCTGCTTGGCTGCGGCTCTTGGCTTGGGTGCAATCTCGACATGGGCTAGCTCTGCATGATCCATCTCTTCTGCTGGTGTAGTCTGCAGCGAAGCATCCAGCAGAGGGACCACCCAAGCTAGAGCTGATCGGCATGCTCTGGATGTTGCGCGAGTCTGAGCCATCGCACGCTTGGCGTAGCGAGGACGTGATGACCACATCGGCTCATCGGTGCCTACAAACCCCTCGGCGCTAGCTACTATCTCGCCATCGGACAGCCGGATCAGATCACAGACTGCTCGGATATCTCCGCCAGTGAGCTCCTCGACGCAGTTAATCCTTGGACTGAGTCCGTTGGCTGCAGCTAGGGCCTGCCATCCTTCAGCCTTGATGTATTTCTTGCCCTTGAGATCAATGCTGCACTGCATCACGATCTGCCGGCAAGCGTCTGCCACTTGATGGCCACGTGTCACCACATCGCGCGGTACGATATGAGATTGAGAATCTTCAATAGGAACTAAACTCACGTAACAACCTCCTGCTTAAGTTTATTAATTACCTGCTTAACTCGCACTATCTTGACATCTGCCGGAGCATTTATGCCAATACGAACCCTGCCTCCATCAATGTCAGCAATAACCAATGAGATGTCTCCATGCATAGTTTGCAACACAATGGTCTCTCCACCACACGACACTGGACGGGCTGATAAGCACAGCATTAGGCAACCTCCACAGGAGTGGTCACTGTCCATCGGATAGTCGAGCAGCGCGCTATCTCGAGTGACTCGTGTAGCCGGCTGATCGCCTCGTCTGCTTTTGCTATGTTCCGGCAGTAAAATCTAAAAATGCTGGTACTGCCGCAGGCATGCGCCCGGCTGCGCTTACTGATCTGATCGCGTCGGTACATGATCAGGCCCGTAAGCTCCGACTCAAGTCTCTGGATCCTGCTGCTATAGCTCATGGTCTATCTCCTGATAGTGGTGGTCACAGATGTGCCACCGGACTGATACGACACTTGGATCTCGGTCTGAATGTGAGAGCACCCAGTAGTACAGAGGGCGATCCCGATCCCGATTATTTTCCACATCGCTAACCGCTCCCTGTGCCAACTGTTGTATGCACTATGTCGGCACTGCGTCAACGGCTAAGTTACAAATATTTTGATTTTCCCATTTCGGCGCCGGGTTGGGAGGTCTAGCATTGCGACATGGCACGACGCGCGAAACAACCAGACGAACGCAAAGACGGACAGATACGTGTCCGTGCAGTGGTGCACGATTTGCTGGTTGGCTTGGAGCAGAGGATAAGGGAGCGAACAGGGGACACGATGACGCAGAGCGACATCGTTCACATGTCACTCAGAATGTTGGCTAAGGCGATTGCACCGGATCTTGCATCGACACCGTCAGGAGTGGAGTTTTTGGCGTCGGCGTTGCTGGCCGCTTGCGACCAGCCTGAAGGGCCCGTGCAAGAACAGCAGAGCCCTCGCCCTGCTTAACTTGCCCTACCCCCCCCCCCCCCCCTAAATTAACACGACGTGCACGGGGCGAGGTTTGAATGCTACTCAGAAAACGCTGCAGCTCAGATTCT